ACATTCATTTGCACTGCTGCATTTACATAAGGAGTGTATACAATATCTGCTTCTATTAATTTACAATACTTTAGTAAATCGAATACCATACCATTTCCTAGCAAGGGAGTCTTATAAGATTCATAACTAGTACATCTATCTCTAAAATTCCTAGTTACATAATTAAAAATATCCTGATTTTTAGTTGAATGCCAATCAGCTCCTAAATCATGATTATTAATTGCATTTTCTCCATAACTATCTACTTGTGGGTATGGGTTAGAAGGGTTATAAGGTAGATTAAAAAATCTACCTCTATTTATATACATTAATCCTTTTAAACTCCTATCCATAATAAATATTAATTAGAAACTACGAATTCTTCTGTTACAGTATTCCACTCGTATATTACAGCATCTACCCATGTAAATAACCAATTAAAACCATCTCCATTAGGATTTTTATTTACATTGGCTAAAGCTATATTAGGGTCTGGGTCTACTCCAGTAGCACCAGAAAAATTTGCAAGATTTATACTTGTATTATAAAATATTGCACTAGTTAAAATACAATCAGAAAAAATAGCTCCTGTAAGAATAGAATCACTTAAATTAGCTCCTGTAAAATCAGAAGAAGAAAAATCTGTATAAGATAAATTAGCATATTGTATATCTCCTCCAGTAAAATCTGCACCTGCTATAGAAGAATGTGTTAAACAAGCACTACTTAAACTATAACTTGCAAAATCAGTATCATCCATCTTAGCATAAGATAAATCGAATCCAAATCCTATAAGTGCACTTAATACTGTCTTATCTACAGCTCCAGCACCTTCATGAAATGTATTAAGTCTACTCATTTTCTGAGTATTTAAAGTTTTAGTTAACTCTGCTGCTGCTATTTTTGTATTTCCACCTTCATCTAAATTAGTAACTATTTCAGAACCTCCTGGAGTTGCAGGAAAGTTAATTAAATCTCCTAATGCATCAAAACTATCAATAATTCTTCCTCCTGTTAAAGGAATTTTGAAAGTTCCTTGAGTAACAGTACAATTAACTAATAATCCTGTTGGACCAAAATCACCATCACCACCACCAAAAGATTCATTACCACCAATACAATTATAAGCTTTGCCGTTGAATAATCCTGAACTATTACATCCATAACTATATTCACCACCTTTACAATTTATTGTTGTTGATGTATAATTAACTGAATCACCAAAAGAATAGCCACCAGCTTTACAATTTTCAATAATTAGATTAGGTAAATCAGCATCTACATTAAAGGATAGACTTCCTGTATTAATACCTTTTACTGTAATATCATCTACAGAAACAGTTACTCCATTAAGAAATACATCAAAATTTCCAACTAAAGATATTACATTAATTCCAATTGTATCTATTTCAAAATTAGTTTCACTAAATTGATATTCTCCAGGAGCAATTATAACTGTAGCTTTTATTGATGAAGTTAACCAAATATCAGCAAAAGCATTTGAAGCATATAGAGAAGTAATGTATGAGTTGGTAGATGCAAATATTCAGCTAGATCGCATTAAAGCCGTTATGCGGGGTGAAGAGTGACTAACGCAAGAGCAAAAGGGCGCAAAGGACAGCGCGAAGCAAATGAATTATTGACTAACTTGGATTGGAGTGTTGCAGAACTGAACGCTGGAACGGCAGTTGAAGACTTTATTGCAGTAGACCCCGATGGTAAAAGCTGGAGCGTAGAAGTAAAGAACACCGTAGTAATTACCGCCGCACACCGAAAGCAAGCTCAGACTCAAGCTAAGAAAAGGCGTTTGCCGTGGATTCTAATCAATAAAATATCAGGGACTAGCTCATGGCTAATACAGCGCCAAGGATTACGGCCTACCGTATGGCATGAAAAAAAAGAAGATGAATGATTAAACAAATGTAGCGCAAATCTTTAAAACTGCGCTACACTAACAGCATCAACAACATGAAAGGAAAATGAAATGACTGACCGTGAGTTACTTGAACTGGCTGCTAAGGCGGCTGGTTATGGGTTCCAATACAGCGATGACGGACGACTGTTTGTTTCTGGCATTGATGGAATTGGATTGAAAGAGTGGAGCCCACTTAAAAACGATGGAGACGCGCTGAGGCTGGCGGTGAAGCTTGGTTTTGTTGTTTCCGTAAATCGATGTTGTGAAAAAATAACAATAGAAACTGGATCAGACGATGATATTCATTTTTACATTGAAAATTATGAATTTGAAAATGAAGATTCACATCTTTCAGCCACCCGACGTGCAATAGTAAGCGCAGCCGCTGAAATTGGTAAATCAATCAACAACACGAAAGTTTGAAAATGGAAAACGTACAAATCCCAAATTTCACAAATGCCGACTTTGTGACAATTACAACTCACATTCATCCTGACCCGTCAATCGGAAAGATAGTCGCAGTTAGCCAGGAAGCAGGCTCAATGCACTTTCAGCACTCAATGACGCCACAACAAGCCCGCGACATGGCAACAGCCTTGACAAACGCAGCCAACCAACTGGAGATGATGCTTTGAACTACACATACATTTTTGACGGTGGCGAGCTTGAATGCGAGCTTGAGTACAACGAGGAATGCCGTGGAAGCTATGAAGACGGCTTGCAAATGGAACCTCACGAACCAGAGTATTGCATTTTGATGACTGCAAAACTCAATGGCGTTGATATTGCTGAATTGCTGTCAGTTGGCGTTATTGGATTGATTGAAACCAAGGCATTGGGCCAAACCGAGGATTATTAAATGACTGACAAAGAACAATACTTAGAAGCTTTGCGCGTGCGACTTGAGGCGGAAGAGTTTTTAAACAAAAAACGATGTTTTGACTGCGACAACCTCGACAAGATCAATGGCAACGTCTGCGTTTTCAATGGATCAGTTCCTGACGATTACCTGTACTCACCAAACGAGTGCGAGCAGTTTCACTATCTAGTGCCGTTTTAATCATGGCAAAACGAAACGACACTGACGCACGTAGGATTTTTGACCAAAGCATCATGCCTACTCTGATTAAGCTACGTGAACAAGGGCGAACCTACCATGCAATAGCCGATGCTCTAGGCGTTGGTTACACAACTGTTTATCGTGCTGTTAACAAAATTGAGTCATACAAAGAGCATAAGACTGCGTGATGTGCTACAATAAACCATCAACAACAAACAAAGGTCTAAAAATGGAAACAACCCGTAAATTCTCACGCACGCTTGATGAAGCATTTCCTAAAACGGTTAACTACGCATCGTCAATCACATCGTATAAGCGTATGCAATACGAGAAACTTGCAGACGTAATGCTGGCAGTTTCAATCGGTATTGGCTTAGCTTACGCTGCACTGGAGTACTTTTTGTGAGCAAAGACGCAAGCCAAAAATACCCAACATTGCGCGTCCGAGTGACGCAGGAACAATACGACAAGGCATACCGTTTAGGATGGCCTGGAATTGCTAAAGACTTTATCAACAACACAAAGGAACCAAAAAATGGCAACCAAAAAGAAAACACCACCACAAACGCTAAATAAGATGGATGGCGTCTATGATGGAAAAGAGTTGAAACGTTGGGACGGACGGCCTAACTCGATGGACGCCTACGACAAGCCAAGCATCGTAAATGGCGTGCGAATTGCGCACCGGCCAACGGTCAGCATGACAAGCAAGGCGAGAACGCCTTACGATTACTTTAAGGCTTGATATGAAAGAACTTTTAATCGAGCGTTCTACGATGATTAAGAAACTTCGCGAAGCAGAAATAGATGATGACTATATTCTTGGAATTATGTGGGAAGCCGCTGACATGATTGCTGATGATGCAGTAATTAGAAATGAACTTGCACGGCGCACAGTCGAACGCGATATGGCGATAAGTATGGTTGTGGATATTGATGCTCGGGTGCCGATGACAGATGCTGAAATCAGAAAAATACAGTCAAGACACCCGACTGAGAATAATCCAATGCCATTTGCCCGCGCTATTCTCGCAGCTCAGAAAGCCAAGCAATGAGAAAATCATGCAAGCGCAAGCACTGGAACACATCGCCGGGTTTTAGCGCAGTTGCCCATGCCATTAATGGAGCGTGCGTTATTGACGATCAGATATTGCAAGACATTCGCATCCGTGAGCTGTCAGCAATCCAATCAATGCAAGATCACACGGCTACTGAACAGGACTTGTATGACATTCTGGCGCTGCACTCGATGGCTGTAGTGATGGCTGAAAATGGTATCGGTAAGTTTGAAGTTATGCCGGTATGCAACCAAGCTAAAACAGCCATTGCAAACCTGATTAAGCGCGTTGAAAAGTGGGGTAAGTTTGACGCACGAGAAAGCGAAATTACCATTTTGCGAGAGCTTTGGGACTGGCATGATGCACAGCGTAAAAGCATCCCGCGAAGTGATTATGACAAATATTTGAAGATCGCTATCAACAAGCAAAAAAACAAACGCTCAGAATTCGGACTGATGGATGCTTAAGTGCTTTAAGTGTGGAAAGCCTCTTAAATCAGGCGGTAAGCACTTTTATTTAGACGGCAAAGCCATTGGGCCAACCTGCTACGATGAACTGAAAAACAAGTCATACAAGCCTCATAACTCGCAAGCAATTGCGAACGATCAACCAGACTTATTTAAGGAAATGAAATGAAATTTGAAACACTAGAAGCCAAAGTTATCGACTGGGCCAAAGATCGAAAGATTATCCCAAACGCAACAAGCCAAACCCAGCTATTGAAAACTGTTTCAGAGCTTGGTGAACTGGCAGACGCACTAATAAAAGGAGACCGTGAAGGCGTGATTGATGGCCTTGGTGACGTGTTAGTGACGCTTATTATTGTGGCCGAAAAGGAAGAACTAGACTTGGTTACTTGCTTGAATTCAGCCTACCAAGATATTAAAGACCGTAAAGGCACATTGATGCCTAATGGTTGTTTTGTAAAAGAATAACAAAAAACCCGCATTACGCGGGTTTGTTTATTTGGCTTCTAAAAGCATCTTATTTTTATCTGCGCTGCCTGACGTTGTTCCATACCAATATGACATAACCATCATAGCCACGGCATCCATTAAACCAAGTACGCGACCAACTACGATTTCAGGCGTTTTCTCGGGATATCCATAAAAAATAACTGTAATCTCTGTACCGAGAGTGCATACAAGCAAAACAAGCGACAGCCAAAAAAGCATCTTTTGTGTTCCGCCTGACACATTGGCCGTGCGGGCTGAATCACGATCTTTGAAGGCAAGTTCAGAATATTTAAACCCGCGCTCTTTTTCATTATTCTGATACTCAAGTTCAAGCTCTTTTAACTTTGTGATCTGGTCAGGCGTCAAGTTACCGGCTTGGATGGCGCTTTTAATCTTGTCCTTAGTGGCTTCAGACACACCAAGCAACTCACCCAATGCCGATACAGCCACGCCACCCAAAGGGCCTAGCAAAGCAGTAGCAACTGTTGGGGCTAGTGATTTAAGCCACTCCATTACGCATGCTCCCGCAAAAAGTCATCGATAGAATGGCCGCCGGTATTTTGAAAGTGTGGCTTATCTTTGAACTTCCAAAGCCCACCCCACTCAAGGCCAGACAAGGCACCTACAGCACCAATACGCGACCAAAGGCGACCATCATCCCATATGGCCTTACCAGCCACTACTGGAACCACGTCAAAGGCTACACGGTGATTATGAAAGCTATAACCCGGCTTTGCATTAGTCACAATCTTTCCAATTGTTTTACGCCCTTGGTCATACAAAGCACCCTGAGAAGCGTAGTCACGATAAGTGCTAGTCACAATCAAGTCGATGCCTTCAAGCAAGCAACCAGCGATTAACGCCTTTGCTTTCTCTTTTGTGTCTGGCGTCAGATCATCGAGACTTCGACTGTTTATCATAAATGTTTTCCCATTCGTTTTGCATCCAGTGCAACATAACAATCCAGCACATCATGGTTTAATTCCTAATTTCATAGAAGCAACTGAGATAATACCAGCAACCAAAAACAGAAATAAGCCTTTCATGGCCCAATCGATAATTGTCTTGGTCATACCAGCTTTGTAACTATCCATTTGCTCAGCGTTTTTAATCGACCTGAAATGGTAAAGCCGATGACCTTCAAGATCAGGTTTACCAAGATCATTAGTCACAAACGCCGTCGAATGCTCTTCTTGCTTGCGAATTACAGTGTCAAGCTGACGCTGCATTTCCAGAAGCAATTTAACAATATCGCCGTTACTTGGATTCGGGTTTGAGTCAGACGCTCGGCGCCGTGGTGTATCAATATCACTCACTCTTTAGGCCCTTTGGCTAAAATATAAGGGCGAACCCAAATCCACACGGCAGCAAATGCTAATGCGAATTCACCACCCATCGCAGCCGGTGGTGGGTACACCGACAACAGTGGTGAAACGATTCCAATATAAACCCATAGGCAAGCGTTAAAAGCTGCAAAGTACCTAGCAAATGCGCTGTGCATATCACCGTTTAAGATGATTGTTAGTTGTACACCAGCCGATAAAAGCAACACAATACCCCATGACTCAGCAGGCATGATAACGGCCATTTGCTTGTAAGTTGGGCGACTAAATAAGTCATGGCTATTACCCCAAAACAACAACATCACCGCCCAAAAGAATTCAGCAATCGCAAGGCTTAAACGACTTGCAATCAAGTCTGAATCCCACAAGGCGCGGGATAGGTTGTTTATTAGTTTATTGCTTGGCATTTTATGGCATCAGACAAAACTATGACAGAACCACCTAGTATGCAAGCTTGTTTTTCTGTAGGTATTGGTTTTCATGTTTACGTTACGGCTGAGGGTTGAGGGCTGGGCCGTATTGCACGACCAAGATCACGCTGACGCCAGCTCCAAGAGCTGCGCCTGCTGCGTTGTAGATTCGAAACTTGATACCAGTTGCCCCAGTCAGTCCAACATAGTTAGCGGTGTGCCCTGCCAATGTCGTCCCGTAAATCTGCCCAACAGCCACATAACTAACACCTGTCATCGTTGGGCGTGTCGGAGTTGTCACTGTTATTTCACCGCTTGCGTCTGTAACTGCGCCAGTGCCTGCCGTGTAAACGATGCCGCTTGCGTTTGATATTCCGGCGAAGTCGTTTCTCGCTCCGGTATTTGCGATGCTGGTCGAGCCTGTCAGATTGGTGCATCCCGAAAACTTGTTGTCATTGCCAGATACTGTAATCGAACCGCCCAACATGCACTGGACTAGGTTGCTCGATCCGTTGATAGATAGATCAACCGTAGCTGCTGTCTGTGTTGTAGATATGCGTAACTGGTTATTGCTTCCAGACATTTGCAGCGCAAACGAACCAGAACGATCAACAACAAAATCAATGATGTTGCCGCTACCCGCCACCACCAGGCCGCGAGAAGTAAGATTGCTCGTGATCAGCCGAATTATGTTCTGGCTTGAGTTGATGCTTGCGCCTTCAGCCGAGTTCGTTACTACTGCATCAAGTAAGTTGCCTTTGTTCGCTCCATAGGTGCCAGTGTTGTCAAAGTGAACACCAAAGGTCGTTGCACTATCGACGATATGCTGGATGTGGTTGTATTGTGGTTTGGCTGCGTAGACGCCATGCGTCCCCTGATACGACACACCTTGCAAAAAGTTGTTTGTGTGGTGCCAACTTGGCTTGTCGTTGTTGACAATCAGGTTTAACCCGGCAACAGTGGGAGTTTCCGTGGTGAACCCTGAAAGGCTGTTAAACCGTGTTGAGGTTTGAACCGACAAGCCGTTCTGTACCAGTCGTGCAGTGTTCGCCGCAGCCGCATTGAACTGGTTAGGGCCACCCGGATAGCCTGTGAATCGGTAGCCATGCTGTGCAGACGCCGTGCTATTCCAGACGCCATTACCGACCACACGGGAATGATTGGCGCAGAAGACTTCGTATCCGAGCCAGCTTGTTGTTTTGACGTTGTTAAAAGCAACCGTTGCACCAACAGAACAACGTAGTGGCTGATCCTCCCAGCCAGGGTCGGCTGAAATACTGCCAGCGTATGACCCCATCGTTGCAGGGCCGTAGCTGACATTGACACCCGAGCCAACGGTCTCAAGATGGTTTTCAATGTAGTGACTGTACTCTGACACCGTGGACAGGTCAGAGTAATCGTTTACCGTGTCGGCAGTGTTGCCGGTGATCTTGAGGCTCTTAACCTTGGCGCGTGATGGGCGAACTGTTGTGGAATAGATTGCCACAGTGGGTTTATCGACCCGGCTGTCGGCCATTTCAGCTGTTGTTGTTTCCCCAATCAGGCCACTTTGCAGTGTCGTTGCGGTTGTTGCGCCCAAAGCAATGACGCTTGGTCCCGTTACCTTTGCATACCCATTATCGTCAGCAGCAAGGACTGCTGTGGTGTCGTCGGCAATGCCGTTTGCCACAGCGCCACGGTCACCAACACTTAGGCTTTCCAGCAACTTATCCTGCACCGTAGTCTCGATGGCCCCAACACCAGCAGGCATATAAGACACATAAGCAGCATCGCCACCAGCCAAAGCACCTGTGATGCTCTTGTCTTCAGTGCCTTGACGAACTAAAAACAGATCAGTATTATTTTTAACTGTAGCTGGTGGCAAATCAGACAATGAAGCCTTTGTTGCAGCCAGTTTACTGATAATAGTCGGCTCGCTTGCAGCCAGTGAAAGCAGTGCAGCGTTTTGTTCAATAAGTGCGCGTGTTTGCGCTTCTTCTGTTGTAGTAAGTGCCATTAAATATCTCCAAATTGTCGAGAGTACCCGACTACTTTCACATTAGTACCGCCGATAATAGGCTGATTTCCGTCAATTGTACCCGTTCCTAGTGTCAATGTGGCGCTTGAAATAACCTTGAATTGTGGTGCTGTGTCAATGGCTTTATAACCAATTGCAACCAAATATTTATTTGAATCTGCAACGTCAAAAGCCTCGATGCGAATCATGGCTTCGTCAGTCTTAAATAGACCTACACCACTTGAATCACTAACGGCGTCACGGTTAATGCTTTTGAATAGTTTATTAAATAGCCAGTTAAGCCACTGTGCAGGCAATGGCTGACCGCGTGACGTAGCGGTAGCAGGAATAAAGCCTACCGACAAAATAGCGTCAGGCGGCATGTTTAAATTTTGCTGACCGTCAGAATATGACGTGAAAGTCTCTGCAAATGTTGTCATTGAAATACACCCGTAGTATGAAAACCAGTATCTAAAAACAGATTGTCGATTGCAGAACTAACGACAAGAATTGACCCGTTAACCTCGATCAACATTTCACCCGCTGTAATTTCAGCAGGAACAATCCCGCTAAGCGTAGCTGTTGATAGTGCGAAGTTAGGAATATTTACAATCAAGTCTGAACCATTAACATCAAGGTAATTATCGTTGATGAAAAAATCAGACATGGTGGCTTCAGTGCCAAACCTAAATGGTTTTTCAGTGTAGCTAACCATAACTGGAACATCAGATATACCAGCAGGTGCCAAGTCTTGAATCTGAGCTTGAATACCAGTTGGAATATTTGGACCATCGCCAAATAACAAAACAGTAGCCGGATAAACCTCTAGATACTGTTTATCATCAGAATCAATCAGGTAATCAAGCCCTTTAATCATGGCGGCTGGCGTACCTTCTGAGATATTGACAAACACGCGAAACCTGATTGCTTCACGGTAGGCGTCATCATCACGTCCTTGACGTGTCTCGCCAACGATATACCCGCATCCGTCCAACTGCGCACCAATGGCTGTATCAATCCATCGCTCAGTCTTAACGCTGTCAGACGTGGCTTGTAATGAGTCCAACGGGCCAATAATGGCCGTCAGCAACGCTAGAACCTTTGGCGATTGCTCAAACTGGCTAGTGATACGCGATAGCGCGTCGCTTATGTAACTCATACACCGACCACTGTGACGCGATTAGTCACAAACTCAGAAATACCCGCTCGCCAAATGGCGATGTTATTGGTCGAGTAAGTCGGTGTATCAGTAGGTAGCGCCGTAATCGCCGCCTCAACTGTGATCTTGCCTAGACCGGTCGTAGATGCGTAAATTGGTCCAAAGAAACGCTGTGGAATGATGTCAGTACCAACGCCTAGGCTTGCACCATAAGTCAGCACGGCATCAATAATTGACGCCTGAACTGAGCTAATCAATGGCTCTTCAGTGTACAACGCATCCACCGATACACGAATCCAAGCGTACTGAGTAACTGGGCGTGAAAACTTGATTGTCTGGTCGTCGCCATTATCATCAATGATCTGGCCAGACGTAGTGCCGTGAGTCTCAATACCAGCCGGTTTAAGCTCCCAGAGCTTATCAAGAATGTCCTGAGTAGCGCCGCCACTTACGACAGTCTCAAAACTATGCGAAGGCATTGAGTCAACAACAACAGACGTGCGATTCTCATAAATCTGAACTGCTGTAATCTCAGGCACATCAGACAACAACCGGGCGCGAATAGCTTTTACCGTAGCCGAGCCCGTGGCCCGGATGCTTGTCGAATGGCGAGTTCGTAAATCAGCATCAGACTCAACATCACGGCCAGTCGTACCAGCCACCAAGTTAGAAACTGAATCCCAGCCCAAGATAGGGCTATCAATGGCCGTCAACGCACCCGCTGGCAAAGCGCTAGCACCAAGCTCAATAGCCGTGAATACAGCAGGTGAACCCAGCTTTGTGATGGCCAGGTTTGCATCCAGCGTCAGCGGGAAGTCAGAAACCTTATCAAAGCTATGCAAACGCAAAGTTGATCCGGTAACAGTCGCCGTGAAATTAAGTGGATTAAACGCCGCCGCAAGGCCGTTAAGAATCTCTTCAGCCGTGGCACTGGCATCGCTAATGTATTGCGCCAAAACGCCACCAGCAATGATCTGGTAAGCAACCGAGTTGACGACTGTGCCGACTTCAATTTCAACGTCAAGCGCGTTAGCGCGGCTGATAACCGTGTCGGCAGTCGTGGCGTATTGCACAGACCCAGCGCGAGTCATTACGCCCGTAGGCAACAACGTAGACTCAGCACCATAAACACAAGCCGTAACCGTGGTGGCCGTAGAACCTAATCGCTCCAAGCCAACGAATGAAACAGCGCCGTCTAGGCTGGTGCCTTCTGCGCTGTACGGATACATCGAATCATAGTTGTCAGCCAACGTCTCATAAGCATCATCAAGAGCAGCCGAAAAGATGCCAATGATCTGACCAATAACCGCATCCGGTGACGTGTTAACCGGGCCTAAAGCGTCTGTAAACCGTTGGTCATAATCCGCCTTGATCTCGGTTAAGCGCTGGCGCTCGAACCCTGTTGTATTAAGTCCCATAGGTCACAATCCCGTAAGGTGTTTGCACGTCAAAATCCACGTTTAAAGACCTTGACGAACGGTTAAAATCAAACTCAAAGCGCGTGATCGACTGCACGCCGTCAACTTCTAAAATAGACTTTTTCAAAGCTGCAAC